CCCTGGACGCCCCTCGAGGACAGCGTGCGGGATTTCTTGGCGTCGAAGCGAGATCCGATGCGGCTGAAGACGTGGGTCAACACATTCTTGGGCGAGACTTGGGAGGAGCAGGGCGAGCAGCTTGATGAATACGACCTGCTGAACCGCCGCGAGGATTGGGGCGACGAACTGCCGGAAGAAGTGCTGCTTCTGACGGCCGGCGTCGACGTGCAGGACGACCGCATCGAGTATGAGGTGATCGGCTGGGGCAGGGGCGAGGAGAGTTGGTCGATCGAGTATGGAACGCTCTATGGCGATCCATCAACGACGGAACTCTGGGCGCGCCTTGATGGGGTATTGCAGAAGACGAGATCGCATCCGATCTCTGGCGAGATGGTGGTGCGTGCGTCTTGTGTCGACAGTGGCGGCCACTACACGCAACAGGTCTACAATTACTGCCGGCTGCGCGCTGGCAAGCGTGTCTTCGCGGTCAAGGGCATCGGCGGCGAGGGCAAGCCGATCGTCGGCCGCCCGACGAAGAACAACATCGGGAAGATTAACCTGTTCCCGATCGGCGTCGATACGGCGAAGGAGTTGGTCTATTCGCGACTGAAGATGACGGAAGAGGGCGAGGGCTACTGCCACTTCCCACTTGATCGTGGGGAGGAGTACTTTCGGATGCTGACGGCCGAGCGTAAGGTGACCCGATACTTCAAGGGCCGCCCGCGCCAGGAGTGGATGAAGATCCGCAACCGCAACGAGGCGCTCGACTGCCGCGTCTACGGGCTTGCGGCGTTAGGCATCTTGAACCTCAACCTAGAAGCCCTTTTCAAAGCGGGCCAGAATAGGGTAGTATCGCACGAGCAGCAGCCCGTCCCTCGGGTATCGTCTCCGATGAGACAAGGCTTCGTCTACGGGTACAGGTAATGGCAAATCTCTTCGATGCGACCAATGCACCCGAGGGCGAACCGCTTGAGATCGTCCCCGGCGACTATTTGATCTGGAAGAAGACGGCGATTGCGCAGGACTATCCGCCTGCCTCCTACACGGCGACCTATGTTGCGAGGATCACCGGCGGCGGCTCGAGCGAGGTTCAAGTCACCGGGACGAGCGGCGGCGGCGGTTCTTACTACCTGTTCACCGTGTCGAGCGCGACCAGCGCCGGGTTCAGCCCTGGGGTCTACCATTGGCAGCTTGAGATCGTTCAGAACTCGACCAGCAACAGGATTGTGGTCGAGCGCGGCGAATTCACGGCGCTGGCCGATCTCGACATCAACGGGGCCGACCCTCGCAGCCACGCGCAGATCATGGTTGGCAAGATTGAGAGCATTCTGGCTGGCAAGGCGGACAGCGATGTCAGCAACTATTCGATCGCCGGCCGGTCTCTGACGAAGATGACGTTCGCCGAGTTGATGGATGCGCGCGACCGATACAAGGCTGAGTATCAGCGCGAGGTCATCAAGGATCGCGTGCGGCGTGGCAAATCCTCTGGTGCAACGGTGAAGGTGCGGTTCTGATGGGACTTTTGGACTTCTTCCGCCGCACCCCGAAAGTAGCGGCCAAACGCGACTATCAGGCGGCCAATAAGGGCCGCCTCTATGTTGACTTCTTCGGCAGCAACAAGTCGGCGGACGCTGAGATCCGCTGGGTGCTGCGTGACATTCGCAACAGGTCGCGCGACCTCGAGCGCAACAATGAGTACTTCCGGCGCTATCTGAGCCTGCTTGAGACCAACGTCGTCGGCTCTGACGGGTTCAAGCTGCAACTGAAGGCCCGCAACGCTGACGGGTCGCTGGACATAGCCGGCAACACGATCATCGAGAATGCTTGGGCTGAGTTCTCGCGCCTTGGCGGCCCGACGGTCGATGGCATGATGTCGATGATCGACATGCAGAACGCGATCATTAGGGGTGTCGCCCGCGATGGAGAGGTCTTCATCCAGATCGTGATGTCGAATGCGTTCCGGCATCGAATTGCGTTCCAGATCATCGAGCCTGACCGCGTTGACGAGCAGATGAACGAGCGGCTCGCGAACGGGAACGAGGTCCGCATGGGCGTCGAACTGGATGCGAAGACGCGGCGGCCGGTCGCGTATCACGTCCTGACGAACCATCCCGGCGATTACGACTACACCAGCTTCCAGTTGGTCGGCGCGGGCAAATACCTTCGCGTGCCGGCGAGCAAGATGATGCACATCTACAAGCCCGAACGCGCCAATCAGACCCGTGGCGTGCCGTGGTCGGTGGCCGCTATGCCGTCGATGAAGATGTTGCATGGCTATCGCGAGGCGGAACTGGTTGCGGCTCGTGTTGCTGCGTCGAAAATGGGCTTCTTCACGTCGCAAACGGGCGACGGTTTTCAGGCTGACGGGTTCGAGAACACGTTCACGCCGATCTATGAGGCAGAGCCCGGGACATTCCACCAGTTGCCTAACGGGGTGCAGTTTCAGGCATTCGACCCGTCGCATCCGACCAGCGCCTTTGCGGCGTTTGAGAAGTCTATTCTCCGTGGGATCGCGGGTGGATTGGGCGTCAGCTACACGGCGCTGGCGAACGACCTCGAGGGCACCAGCTACTCGTCGATTCGTCAGGGCGCGCTCGAGGAGCGTGATTTCTACAAGACCCTGCATCGGTTTATGATCGAGCATGTCATGGACCCGATTTTCCGGGTCTGGATGGAGCATGTCATGGACCAGGCCCTGATCCCGATCTATGGGCCGGGCAAGTTCGAGAAATTCGCCAACGGCATCTCGTGGCGTGGACGCGGCTTCTCATGGGTCGACCCGCTGAAGGAGATCAATGCGGCGGTGGTCGGCCTGCAAAACGGCATCATCAGCCACACAGACATCGCGGCCAACTATGGCCGTGATGCCGAGGAGACATTCAGCCAGATCCAGCGCGACAAGGAACTTGCCGCTCAGTTCGGACTGTCGATGGCCTATGAGCCTTTCGGCACGAAGGCCCCGATCCAACCGACGGTGGATGGTCAAGATGTACAAGCCGAATGATGGCATGGTCACCGAGGCCCGCCGTGGCCTTGAATGGCGCCGAGAGTTCGGTCGCGGCGGCACCGAAGTCGGCATTGCGCGCGCTCGTGACATCGTGAACGGCCGCAATCTGTCGGAAGACACGGTCAAGCGGATGTACAGCTTCTTCGCGCGCCATGAGGTTGACAAGCAGGCCGAGGGTTTCCGGCCTGGCGAGGATGGCTATCCCAGCAACGGCCGGATCGCGTGGGCGCTTTGGGGCGGTGACAGCGGGTTTTCGTGGTCGAAGAACTTGGTCGAACAGATGGAAAAGGAGGATCGCTCCATGCAGGAAATGCGGCCCTATGCCAACGAACACGCGGCTCGCATTCGCGATCCTGATCTCTTCGATGATTTCCGGCGCGAGAACGATCGCGGCGGGAACGGCGTCGATTTCATCTACGGCATCAAGGATGGCACATCCGAGATCCAAGCGATCCGCTTCGACAAGGATGTCTTCACTGTCGCCGAGGCGCGTGCCTGGCTTGAGCGCAATGAGTTCGAGCCGATCGAATTTGAGCCTGCGATCGGCTCAGATGACCGCTCTATGCAAGATGCCGAGCAATCTGCTATGATTGCCGCCGAGGCAGAGGAAGCAGCCATGAGCGAAGAGATCGAGATCGAGGCCGACACCCGCTATTCGCGCGAGAAGATCGAGACGCGCGCGATGGCGATGGAGGAGGCTGTCGTCGATGGCGACACCCGCCGCGTGAAGATTGCCGTTTCGTCCGAAGAGCCTGTTGAGCGCAGCTTCGGGATGGAAATTCTCGACCACAGCGAAGGCAGCATCGATCTGTCCTTCCTGAAGAGCGGTCGGGCGCCGTTGCTTCTGGATCACGATCCGACGAAGCAGATCGGCGTTGTGGAATCGGTCAGCTTGGATGGCTCGGCGCGTCGACTGCGTGCGACGGTCCGTTTCGGAAGGAACGGGCTTGCCAAAGAGGTGTTCGATGACGTGACTGATGGCATCCGGGGCAACATCTCGGTAGGCTATCAGATCAACAAACTGTCCAAGTCCGGCGAGAAAACGTATCGCGCTGTCTCTTGGATGCCTATGGAAGTTTCCGTTGTCTCGATCCCCGCTGACAGGACAGTCGGCGTTGGTCGCGCTGCGGCAGACGACCTGACCACCCTCACAGTTGAACCCCAAATCAAGGAGGCCAAAATGGCTGAACTGGATCTGGAAGCGGTCAAGGCCGAAGCTGCCCGCACCGCCGCCAAAGACACCGCCGAGATGTACCGTCTCGCGGCGAAGCACAACAAGCGCGACCTCGCCGAGAAGGCTGTCGCGGAAGGCCGCTCGATCGCGGAGTTCCGTGGTATGCTGCTCGACGCCATCGGCGACAAGCCGCTTGAGACCCAAGAGGTCGGCCTGACCCGCAACGAGGTCCGCCGCTTCTCGCTGATGAACGCGATCCGCGCGATGGCGAACCCGACCGATCGTCGGGCGCAGGACGAAGCGCGCTTCGAGTTCGAGGCATCGGCCGCCGCGCAGCGTCTCATCGGCCTTGAGGCTCGCGGCCTCATGGTTCCGGCTGACGTTCTGCGTAGCTGGGGCAAGCGCGACATCAACACCTCGGACGACTCGGGCCTCATCGCC